GGATTATGTTGACGATGTTGTGTTAAAGAGAGAGGATGCTAAACGTCTAGCGGAAGTTATAATCGAGTTAACCGTGGAGAAGGAAGATGAGTAAATCATATTTATGGAGTGAAGATGCTTACGAAACTAAAGTTATGCTAGAGTCTATTCGTACTGAACTTAGCAACGCTCTAGCTTTTATTAAAATTATTGAGGAGAAGTACGCTCATGTTAAATGCCCACAGGTAGGGTTATCGGATGAGGATTATAACGAAATGCAAGGGGCTGATGATAACTGTCCGTAATTCTAATTGGTGACTGGGACACTTACCATTCAAGGTTGAATGTAAATGTAGAGGTAAAAAATTTAGAGACCATCCAATAGTAAAGGAGTGCAGCTTAATGGATGCAGTAGCAAACGCTGACATTATTTGTCAGGACTGTCTAAAGATTCCCAAGGTAAGATACAAATGTTACGAAGAAGACGAAGTAGTCTACAAATGTTACGAGTGTGCATTTGGGGAGGCTAGCGACTAATGGATATTATTATATTAGTCATAGCGCTCGTAGGGTTAGGTGTTTTCTCGTTACTGGCTGATGGTGGCGATTGGTGGATGAAGAAATGATGCTACATAAAGGTTTCGCTATTCGTAATTTTACAACATGGTCACATCGCAATGTGTACTATGTTAATTTTAATCACATGAAGCGACCTTATAATATCCTTGATATGGAAACTCTTAGTGAGCTTGACTATATCTTGGAGAACTTTATTATAAATAGTACATATCACTATGGGCATCCAGAAACTCATGGGTACAGAGGGGTAGTCTTTAGAAGTTCTAAGGGTTCATTTGTAGTCGGAGCAAATGTTAAAGATTTTGTTTCAGCGCACAATGCACCGGATGAGGATATTGATAAAATCCTAAAGAAAGGTCAGGATATCTTTAATAAGATAGAAGACCTTAATATCCCAACTGTAGCGGTAATGAAAGGGATAACTATGGGTGGAGGTCTGGAGTTGGCTCTAGCCTGTACATCTAGAATTCTTATAGAGAACCCAGTACCAGAGGATACTGAATACACCACTCATCAATTAACTAAACTGGCTCTGCCAGAAGTTAAGCTAGGGATCTTACCCTCTTGGGGTGGAACTACACGTTTACCCCGCATCATAGACCCAGTAAAAGCTATGGAGCTTATCTGCTCAGGAAGGAACGTGGGTGAGTCAGAGGCTTTAGAGATAGGTCTCGTTGATGAAATAGTAAAAGGTGGGACTCATTGGGATGAAGTTGCATATAATATTATAAACACAATTGATTATAGAAGTGTTCAGGCTAATAAACATATACCTCCCAATGTATCCAAATTCAAAATGATGCTGGCTGGAATATATACGAAGTGGTTTATTGGTAGAAAACAGAAGAAGATGTTTGGAGACAAAAACAAATATCCTTCACCATATAAAGCGTTGGAAACATTTAAGAAGTGTATTAGCCTTCATAGAAATATGTCCCAACAGGAAGAACGCAAGGCTTTTATACCACTGGTTAAGTCTGACCAATGTAAAGAGTTGGTGGGTAGGTTTCTTAACGGAGAGAGATAGTGAAGATACCGTTAATAAAACAAGAGACCATGCAAAGCATAATAGAAGAGGTCTATATAAAGAATGAAGACTTCGGTATTGATGAATTTCGATCCGGTCTTGAAAAAGAAAACAAAGATGTAACTCTAGTTCTTTATAGTTTTATACAAGCTATAGCCGACTACATGGGCGAAGATGATTATGAAAAAACAGAACAGTGCATAGCGATAGCAAAGATATCTTGTAATCTGCTATATAAAAGCATACAGAAACAAATTGAGATTAACGAGATGAGCTATGAGTAGTCAGTCAACTAGAGAGTGTTGGTTTAGGTATATTAAGTTGAGCGAAGAAGAAAAGAAAGATTTTAGGGAAAAACTACACCTAAAAGAATTCATACCTCACGACCCTGTTGAATATGTAAGACATGATAACAGGGAAGAAGGTTGGTACTTCTGGAATGAAGTTTGGGCAGATTCTTACGGACCATACAACACAGAAAAAGAAGCAAGAGAAGCACTTAATAAGTATTGTGTAGAAGAATTAGGTATAGATATTCCTTCAAGCGATGGGGTAGATGACTAGAGAAGATATAGAAATAGTACATCTGATTTATCAAAGAGAAGTAGAAAACGTAAACTCTTTTCTTACAATACCTATTGATCTTAGAAGAGAGTGGGTAGATCACAGATTAGTCACAGGAATGGCTAATGTTGCTAGGGATTTTAGGAACCTTAGAGATTGGGAGTTTGTATGTTATTATCATAATGAAATAAGGGAGTAGTCATGTATAAGATAAAACTGGAGCAGATTAGCCCTTGGGGAGTAAGCACCGTAAAAGACTCATTTAACAAACTTCCAAAAACAAATCATAGAGATGGCGAGTACAGATTACGACGTTACTCAAAAATAAAACTATCAGACACAGATGATTTTAAATATATGAAGATGGAGTCTGAGCCTTTTAACCAGTCAGCGCATTATAATCAGTTTCAAGGTGGTGTTGATCGTAAATTTGAAGATATTGAAGATGAGGTAGTTCATAGCGGCGGTATGATGGAAATGTGTGATACATTCTTACAGTCCAGCGGTTTCTCAGACGACCATGAAATTGAGATTCATCAGATGAGGATTGTAACTAAGAACGAACTGACCCCAGTGTCACCAGAAGGTGTACATCAGGACGGTTACAGACTTATAGCTATGGTTGGAATTAATAGATACAATATAACTGGTGGAAATCTATTAGTCTGTAAAACTTACGAAGGAAAGCCGATAGTAGACTTTCCATTAGATAATGGAGAAATGATTATGCTTGACGATAAAGCCTTGTGGCATAACGCAACCCAGATTAGGCCAGTTAATCCCGATGTTCAGGGGTATATGGACGCCTTTATATTAACAGCGAGGTAGTGATGGCTGATTTTTGTTTAGAGTGCCACAACCAATTATTTGGTCATGATCTAACGTGTGACTTAGCCGGTTTGATAACCGAGGAAAGAGTAAAGGAAGGGTATGTTGTAAATGTTTTATGTGAAAGTTGTGGATTTATCCAAGTTGACCACAATGGACAAAAAGTTCCCTTGCTAGGCAAAAAGGAAACTACCGATGAAGATGTTTGATATTCCTAAAGAAGACAGAACTCTTGCGAACTACACTAAAGAGGCTATGTGTATAATTGGGAGATGGGGGCGGGGCTGGATGCTTGAGGATAATGAGGTTATAACCAACGTAGTAAACGCTATTATAAGAGCAGAGTATGACTTTGATCCGTCTAGGGGGGTTAAAAGATCAACTTTAAGAATTACCTATGGTCGTTATCAGATCATAAGTGAGTTTAGAGAAATAAAAAGATTAGGGAAAAGACCCCACCACTTTTCTCTCGACGCTGAGCGTTTTGGCAAAGATGGCAAGAGCTTCAGTCTAGGTGTAGAAGATTATAGGGAGCCGTTTACCCCCACCGCTGAAACAAACGAGCATGTCGCTGAACAAAAAAGCGTTGTGAACAAAATTCTTAAAACCAAAGCCCTAACAAAGCTACAGCGGAAATATCTTAAATTGCGCTACCTAAAAGGCAAGTCTGTTAATGAGATGGCAGAAAAATTTGGGTGCAGCAAACAGGCTATTCATTGTGTGGTGGATGGCGGGCTAAATAAGCTGAGAAATGAGTTTGCGAAATGCAAAACATAAAAGAAATAGAGGAAGAAATATTTAGGACAACTTGCGACCACATCAAAGGGCAACCTGAACTATATGGGGCCATCTTTGGTCATCCTTTTCAGGACGCCCTACTTAATCATGGTCTACAGCAAGTACCAGAAGAATTTGCTCATGTCTTATGGAATCTTTTCGGGTTGAAAACCACCAAATACTCAAACATTCTTGAGATTGGCGTGGCTTCAGGATATAGTGTTCTAATATTTAATAAATTTTTAGATGTCGATACGTTTACATTAATAGATGACGGAAAACATAAAAGGTTTAGCCAACACAAAAATACCCTATCTGGCATAAATTACGATCTATTCGTGGGAGACTCTGCGTCAGAAGAGGCTGTAGATTTTGTAGAGAGAAAGAATGTAACTTTCGATCTAATTCACATAGACGGCAATCACGATTATGATTATGTAATAAAAGATTTCAAGCGATATTCAAAGTTCCTGTCTGACGATGGAGTCATAATTTTACATGACAGCCTACACCTAGATGGGCCGAGAAGAGTTTTGATAGAGATGTATAGATTAGAGCATAATGGTTTTAGAGTGCTGTGCAACATAGGAAACAGATTTGGTTCTGCTATTATAGGCAGGGCGCGGGTATAATACTTTGGAGAAACACATGGCTGATACAGACAGGAGTCTTACTAAAGAAACAGGACAAATCAAAATGAAAAAAGTTGTCTCTATGAGGAAGTACGACCTAGTCGACTTGTTCTCCATCGGCTTGTATAATCTTGTGGTTTTTTCATCTGGGCTAGGTTTAGGTTGGTATATGTGGAATGTTGGTAACTAAAACCACAGCTAAGCTCGGAAAAGTAGAGTACGAAACCGTAGTCTATCTTACCGACGAAGGTATAATTCGCGTGTATCAGTATCAATTTGATGGTCCTGAAGTTTTGTCAACCAATTGCACTGAGTTAACAGTAGAGCAGTTATCAAGGATAACAACCGAAACCAGCAAGGTGTACCTATCAAAATTTCTTAATGACTATAGTTTGGGATAATTATGACTGTTTCCAAAAGCGGTTTTGATAAATGGCTTGTAAAACAAAAACGCATAGACGCTGTTTGTGGATTAATTCTGTTGTTTTCTATTTTTAGTGGGTGGTTCTTAACAGGGTTATTAACTGGATATATACTATGGGGAATATGATAGATAGATTTCAAAGAGATGACTTTCCGGCAAAAGAAAGGCAGCCTTATTACTATGATGAGCTTGGAAACCTAAAAACAAGCTGGTCTAAAGAAATAGTATCTGTTCAACCAAAAGGCAACCATGGGATGCACAATCAGCCGGGATTTTTTCTACACCTAGACCACTCTCCCGGCCCAAGAGAAGTGGTGTACGGAGGACAAGGTGGTAAGGCTCCTAAAAAAGGGGACAGGTTACATTTTTCCCTTAACGAAGAAGTCTCCAAAGAAATGGATTATCCTGCTTATAGCGTAACCATCAAACGACAGCTAACTTTTTTTGATAAACTATTATTAAAGATTAAGGGTATCAAAATAACATGAGGAACGTCATATACAGGATACAAGGTGAAGAAGCTCGTAATAAGGGAATCTTAGCCGCTGATGAAAGTTTTCCTACTATCGAGAAAAGATTTGCATCGGTAGGTGTTGATACCACAGAAGGAAGTAGGCACTCATACAGACACAACCTATTCTCCACCGAAGGGCTAGAAAATTATATTGGTGGTGTCATACTGTTTGATGAAACTATCAGAAACGAGAAAACAATACAGCCGTTAGTTGACAAGGGTATTTGTTTAGGGATTAAAGTAGACAAAGGTGCTAAACCATATGACGCAAATGGTTTTCTTACAGAAGGGCTTGATGGGCTATCATCGAGACTGCATGAATATAAACGTCTAGGAGCAGAGTTTGCCAAGTGGCGTGCGGTACTTAATGTTCAAGACTCTGACGCTTGCATTATTGCAAACGCTTGGACACTTGCTAGATATGCTAAAAAATGTCAAGACGAAGGGATAGTTCCTATAGTTGAGCCAGAAGTAATAATGGACGGGGAACATCATATAGCCGGTTCACAATATTTTACAAATAAAGTTTTACATCATGTGTTTGACGCTATGTATTATGAGCGGGTGGAATTAGAAGCCATGATACTCAAGCCAAATATGATTCTCAACGGTTATGAGAGTAATAGGCCGCTACCACAATTCCACGACACAGCAAGAACTCTTGATGACAGTGAGATAGTAGCTCACTATACTACAGACTGCTTTAGAAGATGTGTTCCTGCTGCCGTACCCATGATAGCTTTTCTTAGTGGCGGCCAAGAGGACGGTGTTGCCGTTGAAAATCTTAACCAAATCAACAAACTCTCAAATACACCTTGGTATTCTACGTTTTCTTTCGGTAGAGAGTTGCAGCAGAACTCTTTAAAACTGTGGGCTAACGGACAATTGGACGACGCCAAAGAAGCCCTACTCTCTCGGGCTAGAGAGTGTTCTCAAGCTAGCGGGGGAAATTTATAATGCTTATCTTCAAAAGAAGCGAAAGAATGGGCAAGGACTTCTTATGGGAAACAACAGCCCATCACAACGGAGGAGGAGAAATCGGATTAACTCAGATATGGTATGATGGAGACAAACAAACATCTCGACACAACATAGTCATCATGAAGAAAGAGTTAAAAGAAATCTTGACACAGGTAGAAAAATTTGATACAATGAAATGAAAGTAACGCAATCTAATAAAACAGGGATGCACCAACCAGTGTCAAGTGATAAACCGGTAAGCAATACAGTAATAAAAAAAAGAGTTCTTGATAGGCTAGGGAAGCCTAAGAATTTCAAGAGTATTAAAGCTAAAAACGTTTTTGGAAACAAATGGCGCATTAATGTCTGGACTGAAGAACGGAAGGAGTCTTGGGATGTACCAACCGCCGTTCTGTCAGATAGCTTCTTTTGTGAGTTTAAAAACAATAGGCTGACTTGTAATCCTAAAATAGAAAAGAAATACTAAGGGGGCGAAAAGGTATCGACTGGTGGTGAAAATAATAGTTGCATGGAGTGGTTGGTCAGTGGGCCACTATAAAAGCTGACTAAATTTTAAATGCCGAACCTCAGTTCGCGTTAGCTGCATAGTGCAGCGGAGTTAGTATCTCCATTAATCAAACTACTATGACTCCGATAATTCGGATAGGAAGATCAACCAATAAATAGATCTGATGACCATAATGGTCTGACTCCGATAATCGGATAGCTTTGTCTGCTGTGTGATAACAACAGACTAACCATGTAGAAGCTGTTGTGGAAGCTATTCAGGACGGGGGTTCGACTCCCCCCGCCTCCACTTTAACTAATTTTGAAAAGGAACTATTGATGGCTAACTATGATGGAGCTAAGATGAAAAAGAAGATGAAGTCGCTTTCGTTTAAAGGCAAGATAGACGCTCTTAGCAGAACTACGTTGAGATTCACTGGACTTAATGGTAGAAATCAAGCCAAAATTCATGGTAAAGAAAGCAGTGGACGCAACTACGGATCAAATTCTGCCACGATTGACGATATTCTTCACACAATGGGATGTGATTTATTCGGTTCCACTCTGTATAATATAACTGTCCAAGCTCAAGAGATCGAAGATGTCGAAAAAAAGAAAAAGACTGCAAAAAAAGAAGGCTCGTGAAAGACGGGCTAAGCAGAGAGTTTTAAGTCGTAGGGAGGTGATACGCGATACGGTTAGGCTAGAGAAAGAAGCCGACCGCATGGCGTGGGAAAACAGAGAGAGGTTGACCCCTATCAGAAATTCTAAAAAAACTGATTGATAAAACCCCAGTCCGAGGTACAATAATTTAGAGGTGTGATTATGCCTACGTCTGTTGACATGGCTGAATGGTATTTGGAAATCAAGAAATCACAGCTTAGTGATTTGGTCGCACAGCATAACGCTGCCGTGGATCAAATCAAAACACTAGAGCAGCACATTATGGAATGTGATGCAATTTTATCAAAGGAGAAGAAGGATGACGGAAACACAATTTTTAGTAGCCCTATCCCAAACAACTGATGCCTATAAGTGGTCTGTTGAGAACAACAAGATTACTGGCAAGGCTCGCAACGGCAAAGCTAGAGGAAAGAAGTTTGATCCTCTAACCGCAGTATGTCGTTACACTACCCAGACGACTGCTACCTCCCCCTGTAAGGCGGCTTGCAAGATGGGTATGACTAAGACTCTAGCGTCTAATGTGACAGATGCTACTAAGGCTAAGTCTAATCGTGGAAATCCACAGGTTCTTCGCGGCAAGATGAGACAAGTTTTGGAAGTTTGATTTATGAGAACTTTAAAAAACACTCACAAGTGGCTTAAGATTCATTCAGACGAGAGAAAGAAACTTCTTGGCAACTTGTCAAGAATTAATAAACGATTGCAAGATTTACAAAAAAAAGAAGACAAACTGATAAAAGACTTACATTTTCACACCAAGTTGCCCCCAACAACCATGCCTCTTGCGTCAGGGGTCAGCCCCACATAGAAATAACTAGCGGATACTATTAAAAAGAAAACGAGTGCCTAAGTATTATGTGACCTGTGGAGAACTCAAGTATATTGGCGAACATAAGAATCAACATGATGCGGCTATCGAAGCCTTATTGGAAAAAGCTGGAACTGAAATTAAAGTTTTACCACACGAAATAAGAGTTTCCGAAGTGGGACACGAACCCCATGAGGATGATTTTATATTTAATACCACGCAAACGATGGGCATGGCTGGTTTTGAATTTGAGGATGAGGATAGCGACAACTTCAATTCCGACGATATTAATCCGGTATAAAAAATCATGCCAACTAGCGTACAAGAAGCCAACAGCATTATGGAAATCATGGATGATTTTCTAGATGCAGATGATGCCAGAGAACTCACCGCAAGGCTAGAGCATGAAGTTGGTCAGGGTACGGACAATGACTCGTTAAAAGTTAGCCTTGAGATGCTCAAGGAACTTTACAAAGATAGAGTCGGAAGCAGAAAAAAGAAACTCGCAAAGAAGATAGCCCTTTATTCTCTAGTAACTTTCCATTACTTTGTAATCACTGTAAATATTGTTGCCTTTTTTATCTTACCATTCTTGTATCCACTTTTAGTATGGATGCCTCTGAATAGTTTTATACTAACCGTAACATTTACTAGGGAAATATGCCCGTTAACCCGACTAGAAAACTATATCAGAACCTCTCTTGGTATGCCAAGGATTGGTGGGTTTCTTGGGCATTATTTTGTAAGACCAGCTAAAAGGCTTGTCAAGAATGTCAAAAACAATTGACAAATCGGTTGAGATCGCCCTGTCTTTGTTTCCCGAAGCGTACTCTCAAAAACGTGGCTATCGAACCTTCCACTTTGCTTTCGGGTGGAAGAAGAACGAACTTCTAGCCATCGGCCAAAATTATCCCCACAAGCCTAGTGGGAAAGCCCTCAGATTTGCTAAAATGTTCAAAACTCGCGAGACGATAGCCTATCCTTATCTACACGCTGAAATAGACTTAGTAAGCAGGCTTTGGGGCAAAGTTCACGTAGACAATAATATCAAGGTTGTCGTTGTGCGTCTTAACAAAACTGGCCAGCTTCAAAATAGCAAGCCATGCAAAAGCTGTAGAATCGTATTAGATGCCCTTAACGTAGAAGATCTATGGTGGTCTACCAACGAAGGAATTACTAATGGCAAAATACTATGTTGAGTGCGGAGAAATCAAAGACGTTGTTAACGCCAGCAATCCTATGGATGCTTGTGTTTGCTCCGTAGTTAGGCGTATGAAAAATCTAAAGAATAACAAAGAACAGAACTGCGATCTACAGAAAATGTTTACAGTCAATGAAAAAGGGTTTGTTTCAGAAAGAAGCTCATCGACAATGAATTCTATAGACGAAGAGTTCATAGATATTAAAACGGTTTTTGAGGAATTAAATAAGATATGAGCAAAATTATATGTATCTCTGGTGGATTTGATCCACTTCATGTCGGTCACGTTAGGCTAATGAAGTCGGCTTCTCAACACGGCTCTGTGTTTGTCATTCTAAACAGTGACGAATGGCTTATGCGTAAAAAGGGTTATATGTTTATGACGTTCGATGAACGAAAAGAAATCATTGAGAGTATAGGTGTTGTTCATGCCGTCATTAACGTCGATGACAACGATGGCACTGTATGCGAAGCCCTTGATCGTATACGCCCGTCTTATTTTGGAAACGGCGGGGATAGGCTTTCCGATAATGTTCCAGAAGTAGAGGCGTGTAAAGAACTGGGAATAAAAATGGTGTTCAATCTTGGTGGCGAAAAAATTCAGTCGTCTAGTGATCTGGTGCAATCGTACAAAGAACTTTCAGAAAATCCCGAAAATAGTTCTTGACTTCCGCCGACCTTCTGCTAAAATAATACACAGTTGAAACTTTCTTTTGTTGAATGAGTGGGGACTCAAAGATGAAGCTGAACACTAAGGTAAATGTTATTGAGAGGTCTGCTGACTTTGAGCAGTCGAATTACACTATCGAAGCGACCGCTAAGGCGTTTTCGATTTTGTCAGACCAGTTATATTCCAATAAGATCAGAGCGGTAATCAGGGAGCTAAGTACCAATGCATATGATTCTCATGTTGATGCTGGAAATGGGGACAAACCATTTGAAGTCCATCTTCCCTCAAACATGGAACCTACTTTTTCAGTTAGAGACTACGGGACAGGACTCTCACATAGCGACTGTATGCACCTTTACACGACATACTTTCGCAGCAATCGAACCGATAGTAACGACGCAGTTGGATGTATGGGTCTAGGGAGCAAGTCTCCCTTTGCTTACAGTGATAGCTTCACTGTCGAGTCATTCTTTAATGGAGAGCATCGTACTTACAATGCTTACAAGAATGAAGAAGACGAACCCGTCTTTGCCCTTCTGAATACCAAGATTACCTCTGAGCCTAACGGGTTGAAGGTTAGCTTCCCTGTTAAGTGTGAAGGTTACAGCAACGATATTCAGGAGTTCAAGGACGAGGCGGAAGACCTCTATAAGTGGTTTAAGGTTGCTCCGAAGATTACCGGTCAGTCTATTGAGATTGTGCCGGAAAGTTATTTTATCGAAGGTGATGGTTGGGCTGTTCGTAAAATTGACAGGCGCGCTGATTACTATGCTGTTGCCGTTATGGGACAGGTCGCCTATCCTATTGACCGAGATAACTTTAACGATGGGGAGTGGGATGAAGCTCGCCAAGTCTTAAATACTAATATTACTATTCAGTTTGATATTGGTGAACTTAGCGTTACTCCGTCTCGTGAGTCTCTCAGTTACAGCAAGCACACTAAGGAATCTATTCTTAAGAAGTGTGCTGAGATTAGAGAGAAAGCCCAACGTGTAGCTGAAGAATCTATCTCACAGGCAAAGACCCTATGGGATGCTAGAGTTGCCCATGTTAACATTACCAGAAGTAGTGGTTTGCTTGGTGGACTCTCTAAGACAATTGATGCCACTGGTATTAAGTGGAACAATGCTGACCTGTTTGATAATAACTTTGGTCAGATTTTCATTGGGGACATTCAAGGTCTTATTGTTAAGGTTTACTACAGGGATGGTTGGAAGAAAGCAGTCCAAACAGACGATGTTAGTAAACTGCTGGTAGACCCTAACGCCGCCATCTTTGTTGACGACCTTAAGCGCGGTGGAATCAGTCGCATTAAGCATCATGTTAAGGAGAATACCTCCAGTGGTAGGTATGAACATGGTGATAGCAAGTTTAAGGTTTACAGGGTAACTGGTACTAAGGAGGCTATTGCTACGTTCCGAGAATTGCTGGGGTGTGATGAAAGCCACATCAGTAAGACCTCTGACCTTGATAAGCCCGTTAGCAACAGATATTATGACCCGGCAGAAAAACGCACCAGCGTTGCCAGATGGAATGGCAGGACTTATAGTTGGAAGAAAGGTCAGAACTGGTCTGATGTTGATGTTGACCTTAATGATGGTGGTTATTTCGTAAGGATTGACCGTTATGAACTTACTGAAACGCATGGAATGTATCCTGACATTGATACTCTTGGTCAAGTCGTAGACCATCTTATTGCTCTTGGTTACGACATTGATAAAGATAAGATTTATGGTATCAAGAATGTCGTTTGGAATAGAGCTAAGTTCCAGAAGTTGGTTCACTCGGAAGGTAAATGGGTTGACATTACCCAGCTTGCCCAAAAGGTTGCTAAAAATATTAGTGAAGAAGATAAGCAACTTATCGAAGACAGGATGTCTGTCAGGGATATGTTTGGCAATCTTGGGATAGACGTTAAAGAGATTAAGAAAGTTGCTCGCAAGACTACTACTGAAACTAATGGTCTTAGACAGATTGTTGCTCTTAAAGATTACTATGATAAGCAACAAGAGGAGAAGAAGGCAGAAGATATTTATCATCTGTGCAGAATTTATAGAACCCTGCCTGAGCAGGTTGACAACAGGCATAAGCCCCACCTTGAAGCGTGCGTTGATAAGTACCCCCTGATTAAAATTATGGCCAAAAGATATTACGGAATTGAAGAGGAGATGGTTGAAGAACTGGCTCGTTATGTTGACCTTATTGAAAGGGAGAGTAATGCCTAAGTATGTTGCTGGGAAAGACCTTAAGAGTAACACAGAACGGATGTTTAATCCTTCTGAGTCCGACTACATGAGTAAAAGACGTGTAGTAGAAAAAGTTATTAAATTACTCCGAGGGGAAAACAGGAGAAGAAAACTAGATAAAGCGTTTAGAAAACTAAGTGTAGAAGAACTAGTCATGTTAGGAATGCTCGTAGACCGGGCAATTGACAAAGAAGTCGAAGTAAGGAAACAGACAGATGAATAAGACTACTATTGCTCTATGGGTTGCTGTTGTTACGCTAATCAACTATGGTGTTTGGCAACATGGTGAAAATACTCGCCTTAGCAATATGCTTGAGTTGTCAGATATGCGTAGTAACTTAAGTCAAGAGTGGACTAACGAAGTTACCTTCTCTTTGCTTAATAAGCTAGACAACAATCATGAAGAAGGAATGAGAAACCAAGGCCGCATGGAAGGTATCGTTGAGTACCTTACTGAGCCTAAAGACTACCAATCGGTTTGGCATGAAGGCTATCAGCGCGGTCTTAACCAGAGTGCTGAGATGGCTAGGATTGAAAAAGAAGCTGATGATAACGCTCCTTTTGATAGACCGATTAATCCAGATGCTATCAAAAAGCCTGATTTTGATAAGAAGATCGAGAAGACTCAGGATACGGGTGGGGAATAGATTAGCGCGGGGCTTTATGAGCCTCGCTAGGGTAACGGTCTTACCCCCCCCACTCAAGACCACCTAGCGGGGTTCTTTTAACACAAGAAAGGTATTGAGATGAATTATATTGTCAGCGGCAACGGAACCATGACGATTGTGGTTGATAACCAAAGTTACACGGTTGGCTACGACCATCCTAATTACTTGGCTATCAAGGAGTGTGTTAATAATAACGATGTAGAGAACATCGTTTCTCTTATGGACATTCCCTCCGCTATTGAAGATTATGCAGAAGGTAAGGTTACGGTTACTGATGGAGTTCTTCGTTATGACGATGAAGAAATCCACAACACTCTTACTGACCGCATTATGGGTATGATGCGTGATGGATTCGCCTTTGAGCCTATGATTAAGTTCTTGGCTAACGTCTTGGAGAACCACAGTAATCGCGCCGTTCAAGAACTGTATGCGTTTCTTGAACATAAGAATCTTCCTATCACAGAAGATGGTTGCTTCCTTGCTTACAAGGCTGTGACCAGTGATTATAAGGATAAGTGGTCTCAGACCATTGATAATAGTGTCGGTGAAACCGTTAGTATGCAACGTCGCAAGGTTAATGACGACTGCGGTGTTGGGTGCAGCGATGGTCTTCACTGTGGCGCGCTGGATTATGTCGAAGGCTATCGGTCTGAGCATAACGGAGACCGTGTGGTCATCGTTAAGGTTAACCCCAAGGATGTTGTGTCGGTCCCAACTGACTGCGAATGTCAGAAGGTCCGAACCTGTGAGTATCAGGTTATTGCCGACTATGAAGGTCCGCTTAAGAGCCTTCTTCATAAGTCGGTAGACGGCGAGGCTTGGACTGAAGATGAGTTCAACCACTTCATGGCTAATCTTATGAGCGTTTCCAACGTCGAAGAAAGCGATGAGCAGGATTATCTAGACGACGACATGGAAAGCATTTAATGAATGGAAATTATCCTTATATCATGTTTTCTCTTAGGGGCTTTTTTAGCGGTTGTATTTCCTAAAGATAAAGAAGAACCATTTTTACAACCGACTGCCGATTTGATATTCGGAAAAGACGACCCCATAGAAGAAATATACGATGACACTCCTCAAGAAATAGGAACAAAAGATGACTGGAATCGGATTTGCTATGCCGCCATAAAAAAGGCTAAGAGTGGAGATTCTGGTGCTAGAACATGGGTTACTAAACACGTTTATAATAAACATAAAGTCCCAAAACCACCGAAGGTGGGTAAACCCCCAAGGGAGACTAGAAAAGAAACCCCACAGCTTACTTCTACAAAGCTGATTGAAGAAGCTGTAATGTTCTTGTGTTGTTTAGGAGAAAAGAAAAGAAAGGTTGATTCTATAGTCAAAGATTTAGGCACTAAGAAAAAATATGAGAAAGTGGAAGACTTAGTAAAAGACTTCTACAAACGCTCATAAAACATTGAAAGGGTGGGAGTTATTCTCCCACCCTTTCTTTTTATGTGGAGGCAAATATTATGAAAAGACTTAAAGGAATGGCCTGTTATTTATGTGGCCCGATGGATAGGGTTCCAGATGGAGGTGTTGTTTGGAGAGAAGACATAACCCCACAGCTTAAAGAGTTGGGGGTTGGTGTATTAGACCCATGCAAAAAGCCAAGTGAATACGCCACAGAAGATCAGAACACTAGAGACCTAATAGAAGAGCATAAAAAAAATCTTAAGTTCTTCGAGGTTTCTGAAATAATGAAACCTATATGTGCTGTTGACCTCAGAATGGTTGACATAGCACATTTTCTTATTATGTACCTTGACCTAGATGTCCATATGTGTGGATCATACCATGAGGCTTTTGTTGCCGTTGGTCAAAAGAAGCCTGTATTAGTCATGTGTAAACAGGGAAAATCTAGTTTGCCAAACTGGCTATTCGGTGCGCTGCCACATCAAATGGTTTTTAGTAATTGGTTTCAGTTAACAAAATATCTACACCACATAAACTCAGACGACAGTGTAGACCACATGAATCGTTGGAGATTTTTCGACTTTAACAAAGTGTACGGAGTATAATATACTATGGCTAAATACAGAAGACAGGTTCCAGTCAAACAAGAATCCTATGACTACCCAACAAGATTTGGTAGCCACTCGTCTATGATCGACGAAGAAAAAACGACAGAACTGAATGATGAACAAAGGGTTGTCTTAGAAGACGAACATGGGTATTATACAACAGAGAGGAAAAGAATAGATTCAGGACTAGCAGACCCCAATAGATATAAAAGCGACAGATTAAAATTCCACAAGAGGTGAGGTTTGTCTTTTCCAAACTTCCCCGCTATTAATGTCGTAGTCTGGCACTTTTGCAGACCGAGTGAAAAAAGGAGAACAACTATGTTACACGTTCAATTCAATAGACGCGACTTCATGAAGGTTGGAGCAGTCGGTGCTGGACTTTCCTCAGTGGGGTTGTCGGATGCGCACGCTGATACCATGCCAGCCAATGAAAAGTCGGTGGTGTGGCTATGGCTCGGTGGTGGAGCAACACATATCGAAACATTCGATCCGAAACCTATGGCTCCAGAAGGAGTACGGTCTACGACAGGCTCAATTATGACCAATGGTGATTTTCTCCTTGGTGGGAACTTCATTAAAATGGCAAGCAGGGGAAACAAGATCGCGGTGGTCAGGTCGTTTGCTCATAGAAACTCTAGTCACAGAACTGGTACTCACTGGGTGATGACAGGCCATAACTCTACCGACAATACGCCCCAATCAATGCAGCAAGAGCCAGCCTATGGTTCTATCATGTCTTCTGTATATGGAGCTAATCATCCAGTCAACGGAATGCCAACATACGTCAAAGTTAATGGGATAAGTTTTGACGGGGCCGCTTGGTTAGGCGGAAAGTATAAACCCTATGAATCTAGCGGCGAGGGAGTAGACAATCTTAAATCTAGAATTGAAAATAACAGATTTCTCGAACGCCGTGATTTGGTAAAGGGCTTTGATAAACTAAAGCTAGCCAACGACCTTGAACTCTGGGGAGATCTTCGCAAGCAGTCCTACGGTCTTATTCTTGGCAATGCAAGCGAAGCCTTCGATCTTAAAAAGGAGCCAGAGGCTAGTCGTAACAAGTACGGCAAGGGGCTTGGAGAGCAAATGCTTCTCGCTCGTCGGTTAGTAGAAAACGGGACAAAGTTTGTCACCCTTCATTACGGAGGCTGGGACATGCACGGCAACATAGCAAAGTCCCTTAACGGAAAGATGCCCTCACTAGACCACGCCCTGTCTACATTTATTGATGACCTTCACGAAAAAGGTATGAGCAAGAATGTTCTGCTAGTGGTAACAGGAGAGTTCGGTCGAACCTACCGTGTTAACAAGAACGGTGGTAGGGATCACTGGCCCCAACTTAGCCCACTTATGTTTAGTGGTGGGGACTTTGATATGGGCAGGGTCATTGGAGAGTCCACAGCGAAGGCTGAGACGCCCAAGAGCGACCCTCTGGGGCCGAAGGATGTCACGGCGACACTATTTGCCCATTTCGGAATTGACCCACAGACACAGAAGATTGACTTCGCCGGTCGTCCCCGTTATTTTGTAGAAAGCGATGCAAAGGTAATCCTATGATAAAATTTACTGAGGCTGCATTAGAAAAAGTTGAAGAGTTTGGTAAAGATCATCCAACCGCAGTTTTACGCATAGGCGTTGCGGGTGGTGGGTGTAGCGGCTTTGAATATAAGATGGGCTTTATTGAAGAAGAAGAAGTCGATGAAACTTTTTCCAAATATGAGCAAGAAGATGTTCCGTTTGTGGTTGATAAAAAAGGAGAGCCATTTATTGACGGCTGTACAGTTGATTGGATTGAAGATACTATGAAGAGGGGGTTTAAGTTTGACAATCCAAATGCAACCGGAGGTTGCGGATGCGGAACGAGCTTTAGCGTATGAATGCTATCAAGTGGTATATATCTAAATTTCCAGAGTCTCTTTACCCCTGCGGAAAGGAAAGCCAAGAAGACTACAACACTAGAGTCATAACCGGTAGACAAAAAATGTCAGAGTCTACCGTTGTGATTTGTGGAATAGCTAGGGATATATCTAAAAACATTATTGCCACCGTAGCTAGAATTGAACGTCTTGGTAAAATGTTCAAAGATTACAGGGTGGTTATATACGAGAATGATTCAACTGATGGTACTGACGTAGTGCTAAAAGAGTGGGAAGATCAAAACTACAAGATAAAGATTTTGAGTGAAAAACTAGGAGATGTTAAATACGAATCAAATACAGACGTAGAAAGGCTAACGGCTCTGGCGACTTATAGAAACAACTATCTTGACTATATTTTTAGCGGTGAAATAATTGTTCCAGACTATATAGTGGTGGCTGATCTAGATTTATCTGGCGGATGGAGCTATGAAGGAATTTGTAACAGCTTTAGTTATGACAACTGGAGCGTGATGGGATCTAACGGTCTTTTATACGGCCTGTCAGAGACTTTAAAAGACGATGACGGAAACCCCATGATGAGACGTGTTTATTATGACTCCTTAGCTTTTCGGAGATCAGGACATCCAGAACCTCATGTGAGTTCCGAAATCAACGCACTGACTTACAACAGGGGCGAGAAGCCTTTTAGGGTTGACTCGTGTTTTGGGGGCCTCGCCCTTTACAAATCTTCTGCTTTTAAACACGGGGCAAGATACTCAGGACCGGATTGTGATCACGTAGAGTTACATAGTAGAATGCTAGATGTTGGAATAAATGATATATATCTTAATCCTAGTCAAATAGCTCTGTACTCTAATGTACATTACACCATGATATAAACCAATGTCCAGCCTCCCCATCAATATGATAATAGAGACCGCCTCCAGATGTAATCTCAAATGTGTGATGTGTCCCCAAGCGTTACCACGAGATAATGAACACTCCGTTAAAAGACCCAAATTTCTGGAAGAAGATCTGATAGATAAAATCGCCCCCTTCGTGAAAAACTTGAAGGCCGCTCAACTTCATGGAATAGGAGAGCCTCTGATAAGCCCCTCTTTCTGGAAACTTCTCCAATACATACCCAAAGATTGCTGGGCTGATGTTAACACAAACCTAACAATTTTAACAGACCAAATGATTGACGATTTGTTGAATTCAAATTTGAAGGTGTTAAATGTTTCTATTGACGCAGCCAATAAAGAAACCTATCAAAAGATAAGAATGTACGATTTTGATACTGTTTTGAATAACCTGTCCAACTTTGTAGATGAAAAAAAATCTAGGGAACAAAAATACCCAGTTGTCTATACCAATATGACACTGATGAAAGAAAATATTCATCAGATAATAGACTTCATGGACCTGACTGTTGGTAAGCTTGGGTGTAACACAGTAAAAGTATGGCCCATGAACAATTGGGGCAAAGCTAATCAATATTACAACAGGGATTATGGAGATTGGACTTTTAATTACGAAGAGCAAGGCCTGTGGGATTATGAGTTCATTTATAATCAAAAAATAAGGGAAGCCAAAGAATATGCCGACAAAAAAGGATGGGAGTTCTTTGGATATGAACTCTGATAACTGGCATCCAATGAAATCAGATAAGCCAGAGGACGAATTAGTCTACACCGATTGTAGATATCCTTGGCACACCGTTCAAATATTGGCCGATGGTCAAGTTAGACCATGTTGCTGGAGTACGGGGTCTCTAGGGAGTCTACACGATAACGATCTAGAAGAAATATGGGACGGAGCAACGATTAAGGATTTGAGAAACCATATTCTAGACGAAAAGATACACGAAATATGCGACGGAGCGCCCTGTATCTATGTTCAAAACGAAATGAGAAGAAAAGATGGATTATCTTAATAACGAGCGGTGGGAGCAGGTGGGCTTATACACCAACGATGTAGAGTTGAGAGAAGCCATGTTAACCGGACATGGGGAGGTGGAGGTTCTACCCCACACTGCTGTAAATCTAATCAATATCAAGGGTAAAAAATATAAAGTACTAGATTTTGGATGTGGCATCGGTAGAAACTTCAGGTATTTTAAGAGGTTTAGCACAGAGCTTCATGGCTATGACTTGGAGACAATTGTAGATAGGTGTAAAGAATTGTGCAGGGAAGATATTGATTTTCTCACACACGACTGGTCTGAGATTCAAAACAATAAGTATGACATAATCATCGCTTCATTCGTGTTTCAGACTATGAACGACGCAGAAACAATTAAGAAGTTTCTGGAAGATATGAGAAAAATCACTTCTATGTTATATGTAACGACTAGATGTTATATTGATGGTCCTGAACATGAAAATATTGCTAAAATAATACAAGATGATCCTAATTTTGAAATAGTGATGGAAGATTGTAATATAGACCAATTTGCAAAAACAAAATACCCAAGCGAGGATCATGCTCAATTTATTTGTAGATCTGTAGACGAAACAAGACCAATCAATGAGTTGATTGATCTTAATTTTAAAGCCCCTTTTGATGACGGCACTCATCAATTTGTGTACAAGTCTTATGCAGGAGTAATCAAAGATATAAAAGACTGGTGCGAAACTATCCCAGAAGTAAGTGCTGTTTGTGGGATACCGAGAAGTGGATCTTTTATAGCGTCAATTATTTCTGAGTATCGCAACATACCCCTTGTAACCATGGATGGAGTCCTGAACAACAATTTCTGTTGGAGGCCAAGCATATCTAGGCCGATACAAAAGCCCACCGGCCCGATACTTGTTGTAGACGACACTTGCTGGAGCGGCTCTTCGTTAAAGAGAACTAAATCATACCTTAAAAACAAAGGGGAGTTTGTTTACGGGTGTTTATATATAAACGAAGAGAGAAAAGACGATATTGATTTTTTCTATGGAATTCTCCCAACGGTATATCACTCGTGGGAGTGGAGCCTTCTGAGAGACCCTCAGTGTGGAGCATACCTTTGTGATCTGGATGGGGTTCTCTGCCCAGACCCCGACAAAAAAATAAAAGACGGAAGCGCAGACTATGTAGAATATTTAAAAACGGTCAAGCCAACGGTGTATATTCCTCAATACCCGCTGATGAAAATTGTAACTGCTAGACTAGAAAAATACAGAGATATCACTGAGGACTGGCTAGCCTTACATAAGATTAAATACAAACAGTTGGTAATGAGTCCGTACTCCTCTACAGAAGAGAGATTTGCAAACGAAGGTTTTGGCAAATGGAAAGCAGAGGCCTACTACCGGTGTCCAGAAGCAGCCCTCTTTGTAGAAAGCGAATATGCGCAAGCTTCTGAGATATACAAAAGAACAGAAAGGCCTGTATTTTGCGTGGACACGATGACATTGTTTGGAGGAACAGGAATAGATGTCCCTGATAGATAAAGCAGATATAATTAATTGCAAGTCTTGGATGGACATAGCAGATTGCAATTATGAATATGATTATGCGGGCGTAGACGACATCCCTCCGTCTGGTGTAGTCTACTGTAATATTGAGCATATAGCCAAGTTTTTTAACAAGTGTAAAAGAACCCATAATAAATACGTGGTGGTTAGTGGATTTAGTGACTTTGGGCTGGCATATCAGAAAGAACATCCGGTAGCTAATGATATGCTGAAGTGGTTACCGTTTATAGAATCAGAAATACCAAAGATAGAATACAAAGCCCTAAAAGTTGCTCCCAGATGTGATATTGAAAAATGTGATCTAAAAGATAGATATTCTATCAAGTGTCATTCTTTTACAATGGAGACCTTTGATAAAATACCCGACAATGTGATTAAGTGGTTTGTGGTGAACCCCCTTTTAATGAAAAATAAAATTCAAGGCATACCAATTGGGGTCGGTAAAGACGCTGCTGATGCTATATCAAATACCCCAAATGTAACAAAAACGGATTGGCTCTATGTCAATTGGCAAAACTATACTACCAATAGAATGCACCTAAAGCAATTCTTTGTAAACAACAACTGGGACTGGGTGACAGTCCATGAAGAACCGAACATCCCATACGAAGATTACCTGTCAGAACTGTCTCGGCACAGATTTGTAGCCTGTCCTCCCGGCAACGGGGTTGACTGCTACAGGATTTTAGAGTCTATTTACTTGGGGGCCATACCGATTGTCGAAGATGGCCCTACGATGAGATATCTGGATGGTCTACCAATTGTCAAGATTAGAAGCTGGGGTGTCGTCAACTCTTTCGATTGGATACAACAGAAATACCATGAGACCATGTCACGTTTTAAAGGCGAGTCATGTCTTGACAAGGCAAAATTATCTTATTGGAAGAAAGAAATAAGGACGGCTTTTAATGAAGTTTCCTAACATGGCAACTATGATAGCCTATCAGTATTTTGTATCTTCTAATATAGATTTGAAGAACAGCATAGAAAATCTAAAAACACACATGAAGCTATTAAAAGTAGAATCAAAAAAGGTACACCCTTTTATTTCTTCTTGCACACACCACATAGTAAATAATATAGACTGGGGCTTTATAGAAAGCTTAGCTATAGATGGAACAAAATAGCTCGATTAATATAATATCCCCGATAAATCAATTGGGATACGGAGTTGCTGGACTAAACATAGTCTCGGGTCTTAACACATCTCTTGAGGTAGCTCTCTGGCCAATAGGACAACCTGATTGCGATAATTTTTATGTACCTTTAATAAAAGAGTGCATGAGAAGATCTGAATTGCCCGATTTTAACGCTCCCTGCTTACGAATATGGCATCAGCATGACATGAGCCAATTTGTGGGAAGGGGTGATAAGATCGGGTTTCCTATTTTTGAGCTTGACAGATTTACAATTCAGGAAGAACATCACCTTAGCTCGCTTGACAAAATAATTGTTTGTTCTGAGTGGGCCAAAGAAGTGTGTCTGAAGCATGTCTCTGGAGATCCAAAAGTCTTTGTGGCTCCTCTTGGGGTAGACAGAACAATATTCAAAGAAAGCATGTCTTCCAGAGCGGAGACCGTGTTTTTCAATTGTGGAAAATGGGAAGTCAGAAAAGGTCACGACATCCTCGTGGAAGCCTTCAACGAAGCCTTCACTCCAGACGACGACGTGGAGCTTTGGATGATGTGTCATAACCCATTTTACACAGATGAAGAAAATCAATACTGGGAAAACCTATATAAAAGCTCTGCTTTGGGAGACAAGATCAGAATAATTCCTAGGCAAAGAACTCAGCAAGATGTGTATAATATAATGAGACAAATTGATTGCGGTGTCTTTCCTTCCAGAGCAGAAGGATGGAACCTAGAATTGCTAGAACTGATGTCTTGTGGCAAGCATGTAATTGCCACCAATTATTCTGGACATACTGAATTTTGCACCAAAGACAATTCTATGCTTATACACACAGACGAAAAAGAAGACGCGACTGACAACAAATGGTTCTTTGGTCAGGGGCAGTGGGCTAAAGTTGGAGAGAAACAGGTTAAACAGATAGCCCTCTACATGGGTGCTATCCACAGGGCAAAACAAAAGGATAGACTTTTTGTAAACAATGAATGCGTAAAAACAGCCGAGAAATTTTCTTGGAACAACACAGCAAAGGAGATTATCAATGCCATCTCCGCGTAAAGACGAAAAAGAAAAAGATTACATTTCAAGATGTATGTCTAGCGAAGAAGCCAAAAGAGACTTCCCAGACTCCAAACAGAGAGTCGCTTTCTGTCACAGCAAGTGGGAGAACAAATCTAAGGGCGCTTATGAATATGAAGACCCCAAGACCGGAGAACTCTTTTATTATTCTAGAAGGGGCGCACATAGAAAAAACGGAAGAACTCTAATTTTTAAAGGACGGTCGAGAGCAAAAACTATTCTAGACAGGACAGCAGAAAACTACGCCTCAAAGAAAAATCGAGACCATCACGAATGATCTCCACGATTATCTTTTCCAGAGATAGAGCTAATCAGCTTAGCCTACTTTTAGATAGCATAAGCAAAAATGGCTCTAATCTTTTTGACATGACCATCATTTACAATGCTTCTTCGGACGCATTTCAAGATGGATATAACATATTACAAGATCAATATGAAGAGATAGTCTGGATCAAACAGCAGTCTCCTCCTTCAGATTTTAGGGACATAACTCTAGACGCTATCAAAAACTCGAAAGAGTACGTTTGCTTTTTTGTTGATGATAATATTCTGTACAAAAAAGTAGAAACGACTTTGGAATCAATAGATGCCATGTTTAAGTATTTTGATGCTCAAGAAAAACAATTGCTATGTTTGTCCCTAAGACTAGGAAGCAACACATCAGTTCAAAACGAATACAAAAATAAAGAGTGTCCACTCCCCCAGAACATACTGGCGGTGGACAACTTGTATGCGGTATGGGATTGGACGGTTTTGCCTAAGCATACTAATTTTGCCTATCCGTTTTCTATGGACGGCCACGTATACAGAAGAGATCAGGTGCTGGAAATGGTCACGTATGACTTTGATACTCCCAACGGACTTGAGGGGTCTGGTGAGTTCGACGTGTCCCTACCTAATTTAATGGCGTGCTTTGACGAGAGCGTTCTTGTCAATAGCCCCGTCAATATTGTTGGGTCGTCAGCCAACAAAGCTGGGAAGAAATATGGGATGGAATTAGAGGAACTGAATAATTTATTTTTATCAGGACATGCCATAGATTTGGATTCTATGGATTTCTCCGAAGTGAGAGGATGCCATCAAGAGATTCAATACCAGTTTAAGGGAGAGATCAAATGCTAGACTTTATCAAAGAACACTTTCTATGCTTGGGGTTCGGAATTGCAATCGGCTACTGCCTGCACTTCTGCCCCTTGCTGTGTAACTGTGCGGGTGTTTGCCCGGTTGCCGGTGGCGATAAAGCCGCTTGCGCCTGTGATGCTTGTGCGTGCGTCAAATGCGATTGTGACGGGGCTGACTGTAAGTGTCCCAACTGCGTAAAGTAGTGTGATATTTTTAAGTAAGAACTATAAGGAAGGATAAGTGATGAGTCCTACGATGAAAGCTGCTAGGGAACATTTTCATGCCAAGGCGGCTGAAGCTAGAGTAAGGTTAGATCTTTATTGCCAGAACCCACTTGCGGTTGGCGATCATTCTAATGTGGTTGAAGAAGTTGTAAAGGCCACAGAGGATTACGAAAGTGCTGTAAGCTGTATGGAAATTTTAGACGCTGTAGGCAAAGAGCAATAACAATGTCTTTAAGATACAAAGCTAAAATCAACCTTGGTATTATATCTGTTAATTTACAGAACATACAGAATAGCTATAAAATAGTTGTGTCGGAAGATAGCTCTGTTCCATCACATTTAATGTATGGCCCACAACAACCAACAGATGTTCTTAAAAAAATATCTGATAAATATCTGAAGGTTGATTCCGAGTGGCTTGATATTAAATTTTTAGGGGTAACCAATAGAAAAACTAAAAAAGGATACGAGTTAAATTTGAATCATGGAGTTATGATACCAGACGACATAGATCTTAAACATGGTCGGTGGGTTACGATTAGTGATTATTTTCAATCCAACGAAAATAAAATCTTTCAGATTCAGGATTATCACGATATTATTCAAAACCTTAATACTATTATACATTAAACACATGGCGTATAAAGATAATATAAAAAATTCAACCGAACCGCGCGCCGAAAGCTTTATAAACTATATAGTAGACGAAGATGGAGTTATTTGGATGGAGGCTGGCTGGGATTCGAACGACGAAGCGGTTGATAGTTTTGCGCGTCTTTTGTACGAATTGCATTCCGGGCAGTTGATGGCCGAAAGCTTAGAGTTTGTTAAAGACAAGTGCCAGACTCTAGAGCAAAAAAAACAATACCAAAAACTATTGACGATTCTTAACGATCTTTTTTTTGCAGAATCAGAGCTTAGCGGACGTTCGCAGATCCAGAGTGACAAACCTGTAGTTTCTCCTACCCGAGTATTTCCACAATACGGAGACCAACAGGGGCAATCTTTTTAGTCTTGGAGGTAATCGTGACTGAAAGAAAAATCGCGTGGGAAAAGTGGGAAGATCTCCCACATATAGAACCAGCACGCTCTGACCCGTTTGCTGGTATAGAATCTGAAGAGACTGAAGAGCCTGCCGAATTTGATCTATCAGATTTTTTTGAAAGAATTCCTAAGCTAGTGCATACCCCGGTGGGAATGTATCAAGTAGACGACAGAATGAGTCCTATCAAGCAATTTGATTGCTGGCTGGGGCACACCAATTTTGATATCACAGGCTCTATTCAAGATTATATAGAGTCCACCCCCGGAGTTGAAGTGCTGGTAATATTGACGAGGTATAGATTCTTTTTAGGCGTGGGAAAACTATTTAGTTTCAGGGATGTCAGAGTCAATATAGAAAACAGTATTTGCTCTAGAATACCCGGCGACGACGAAGAAGATGAATTTCCTGTTGTGGATACGCATGTAGAGAATATAAAATCAGAATTGTCTGAGTATAAGCACTGGATCATATTTATATTTCCTAATGGAGAAACATCTCACCTTGGGACTAATGATCTAGACGACAAAAAATACAAGGAAGCTGTTTTATTGTATAAAAATGCTAAAATGCTGTCCGGGGGGACGATTATACAGTCAGATAATTGATAATTTAGATTTGGAAACACGAAACGGAGCAGGACATGACGAAGGAGCCAAGGAAAATATATGACGAAGAATTTGAGAAAGAGTTCAAAAACATAAATAACGCAAAAATAATGAACAAGGTTTGCGGATTTTATAAAAACGTTATTCCAAAAGAAGATCTTTATGGATGTAAATTAGTAGCGCTTTGGAAGGCTCTTGTTAAATTTGACATATCTTGTGGGCAAAAATTTACTTCTTACTTATACAACAGCATTAAATGGGAATGCCAAAAGGAGTTGTATATTATAAACAAATATAGGAGGGGGGCGGACTATAACGACGATTTATTCGAGTGTTTTGATCAAAATTCAACAGAGATGCTTGATGCTATAAAAATGCTGCCTCCAAGAATACAAGATGCTATTGAACAAAGATTTTTTTATGGGTTTACCATGGAAGAAATAGGCAAGAAAAACAGTTATAGCAGGGAAACAGCCAGAAGATATGTTAAGAAGGGTCTGGAAAAACTAAAAGACATATGCAAGCAGAACTAGAGAAAACATCCTTCAAATTGGTGTATAATATACTAGGATCGGATACTCATATTAATAGGAAAAATAGGATTGATAGCCATACACAGAAAGGTGTTTTAAAATGGCTACAACTACAGTATCAGGTACAGGCAAAAAGAACAACGGGGCTACTGTCCTCGGTATCAATGCTGCCACCACCACCACGGCGGGATCTCCTGTCACGAGAACTTTTGAAGTTAAAGCTAACGCTATCTCAGAAACGCCCGACGTTGGCTACGGCGGCAAGGTAGTCGCTCTGACTGGCAGTAAGTGGAAGCCCGGTGTTCAAACCTCCAAAGGTTCTGGAACCCTAGCTTACCAACCCAAGGCCAATGATCCGCAGTTCCTGCTTCGCGGCTATGCCTCGAAGATTAACAACGTTGCCTCAACCCTACTAACCTTCCCCGGAAGCGAAGTACCCGAGCGCGTTGCTATTCATGACTTCTCTGAAACTGAACGAATCCATATCAGCAGCATCAACTACACCACCGGTATCAGAACCGATGGTGGTAGCGCTGGCAACAACGTTTCGTTCAACGCTGACCATGCTGCCACGCCGACTCGTGCAGTACCCGGCGAATTCACCATTCTTGAAGACTTTGTTACGTTTACAAACAACAACAAGGATTATCCTGCCAAGACTGGTGGCTAATTAATTGACAATTTTATAACCGGAGGGGTCGTTGGTTCACGCTCTCGACCCCTCTTTTTATCTTGGAGTCATCATGGATTCAGAAATCTTTTCAATTCCTGTATTGGCAGCAATAGTGGCCGTTGTTTTGGGTTTAGGGAAGGTAATTGAGGTTCTTATTTTAAAAGCAGTTCCTCCGAAATCGATTTTGATGGATGACGAAAGAGACTGGATAAAACATACCAACGAGATTATGTCAAAGTGTGACACTGATGGAACACCCTTGGTGTATGTGCCTAGAAGTTGGGCGGAAATCCAAAAAGACATGCAGCATGTAATGATAAAAATCGTTAATGATCAGAGAAGGATAGCTGATATATTAGATAGAATAGAAAAAAAGCTAGAGAACGAATAGATGAACTTAGTCCCCTATCGTGATGCAGTGTCTCAAATCGAAGAGGCAGACGTTTTACTGTTTCGTGGTGAGGGACTAGTTTCTTGGCTCATTAAAAGATATGGTAGCGGAGTTCACAGCCACGCTGCGATAGCACATTGGGATGATGACGATCTACAGTGTGTGGAGTTTAGAGAGTTCAAAGGTGGTAGGGCCGTCTCTATGAAGTCTCAAGTAGAAACCCATCCAGACAACATCGATGTATTTAGAGCGGCTAACTATATTGAGTTTGGAGATGTAGGATATAGACTAACTCAGGACAAAGCGAACGAGATCACAGATGTCATGAACGACATTACCGGTCTTCCCTATGGGTGGAAAAACTTTTGGAAACTTGGAAAACACTATCTACCGTTTTGCAGACTTGCTGAGCAAAATGTAAAAGACGACGACCCGACAAATGTGTTCGTTTGCAGCACGGCTGTTGTGTACGCTTACAGACAAGCCTTTCTAGATCCAGTTCCTTACCTAGCTGACTCTGCGGTAACACCGGCAGATCTAGCCAGATCTTGTCTTTTCGAATATAAATTCACAATCCACAAGGATTGGTGATGCAGGATTTAGGAATCGTTATTTTAGGATTTGCTTTTTCGATGCTCGTTTTAGGCTTACTAATGAAGGTTAGAAACGATTGAGGAATCAACCATGAATAAATTTCTATGTACAGCTACGCTTTTCTTAGCGTTAATTCTAAGCAGCCAGCCAGCCTCGGCGCAAGCTCTAACTATTGATCAGGCACTCGATGCAGTATGTAGGGTGAATACCAATGGAGCCAGAGGCAGCGGAACTGTATTTCAAGAAGACGAAGAAAACTACTATGTGCTAACCAACGGCCATGTAATTGGAAGGGCGAGAAAAGGTCATTTGGAATTTTTCCAAGATGGCTATAAATCCGCAATGATTCCTTTTAAAACTGAATACGTGGCTTACGAAGAAGGCACTGCTCTTGACTTAGCCATAGTCTCAGTAAAAAAGAAATATTTCGGTCGATATCCCCCCAGAGTCATTCCTCTTGCTCCCAAAGGTACAAAAATAGGAGCTAACGACCTTGTGATGGCTGGCGGATGTCCTTCTGCTCAATGGGCGTGCGCTTGGAAAGGTAGAGTCATTAGAAATGCGGGGGCTGTTATCAGCTTTAATGCCGCTCCTATTGGGGGACAATCAGGTAGTGGAGTTCTCATTCTTATCAAAGATGACAAGGGAGAGATTCATACTAGACTGGGTATCTTGCTGGCTTGGAGAGTTGGAGATGGGGCTTGGACAGATGATGGCCCAAACGACTACGGCGCTGGCTTATCTCTAAAGCAAATTTATGCTATCATTGAGGGTAATGGTCAGGGACATCCTATTGAAACTTCTTACAATTTAGTATACGAAGAAAAAAAAGAAGAGGCGAAAAACACTAAGTCCGCAGAAGAAAGACTAAACAGGGTTTGTCCCCATTGCAAACATAAAATTAAAGATCATGTGGTTATTCCACGAGAGGGCGGTCTTAGGAAAACTAACAAGGGCGAGTTTATGTTTTGTCCCGAGCTTAAGTTTGGAGATGGTGGAGTTGCGGATACGGCAAAATACTATGGAGGCATAAGAGTCGGGGAGCTATACGAAGGCAACGGTTTGTTTCCTTGGTGTCCTTGGGATAGATGTCCCCCGCCCAATCAACCACCTCAATTGCCACCCTCTAATCCAAATCCGCCAGACGGCGGCGGTGGAGGCGGCTTTAATGGTTGGCCCGGAAGGCCAGACCCCGGTGGCCCAGTTGATCCACCTATTGATTTTGCAAAAGAACGTCAAGAGTATCTTGATAAGATCACAGAACTTCAAGAAAAACTAACCAATCTTGAGTCTCTTTCCGAAAGCTTAAAAGCTGAGCTTGCAGGGGTAAGTGGCAATCTATCAAGTTCTAATAATGAAATTAATGGCCTTAAAGAACTTCTTGGCAGAGTTGAAGGCCAAAAGGGTTTGCTGGCATCTCGAATAGAAGAATTGATGGGGATTGTTCAGAATAAGGATTCGCAAATTTCTGATTTGGCCGAGAATGGTGTCCATTACTTAGATGGTGCTACTGGAGGCAATGGAAATACTGTCGAAAACGTAAGTTTTACTTTAGGAGGTATGAGTTTGGGAATGCTTGCTCTAAAATATGGAGTGCCATTCCTGCTTAACAGAAGACGAAAAAGAAAAAGAAAAAAAGAGGATGACGAAAGCGACGATAATGGGTATGATATTGATAGGGAACTCCCATCCGATGATGGGCGTGACGATTGTGTACAAAGGCACGTACACGAGCATCAACACTATGGCATTCCAGATTGTGGACCTGTAAGACCTCCAGAGCATAAAGATGAGTATGTAATGGATAGAAGAGATCTACCTAAAGGCAGGAGTGTTGATGAAATACCTAACGATTTTCTCCCTTACGGTTTTAAGGCTGATACCGTATCGTCCCCCGGACTAGCACCACAATTGCCACATGTTCCATTTGGATCAAGGAAGTCTATTGGCCCAGAGCAGATTATGACTACTCTGGGAGAATTGGTTAATGAGTACGGAGACGACCACACCATGACTGCTTTTCAAATTGACACACTTTTACGACAAAGACTTAAGAAGAAGTATAATATCGAGTAAAGGAGATATAATATGTCTGATACCTTAGCAACCCCAACCCACGACGCAATTATTCCTCACATGTTTGAGGGAGTTAAGTGGGCTATCCCCAATGTAGGGGACAACAAAGAAACTCACAACCTAGCGCTAGGCAGGTTGTTTGACAAGGTTGGCGAGCATCTACAGGCGTTCTCAGTTAGAACAGACTGTTTTGTTCCCGGCCCTCCGACTCTTGGAGCCGTTAAGCACCATCATAACATGTTTGTTCGTCTGAACGACCTTATTGATGTTAATACCAAGAGAGACAATGTGGAGCGTCTTGAAGCTCATCATATTACGCATGAGCGTAGAGCATTCAAGGTTTATCCCATTAGATATTTTGATGTCAAAAACGACTACTGCCGTCGATGGATCGAGCTTTGCTTGCAGGGCATGAGCAATATTGTTCAGCTTAGCGAGAATACTTGGTCGAACGACTGGAGTGAGTCTACTGCCATCGAAATCAAGAAGCTATTCCGTGAAGCGTATCGCCTTATGTGCGTAGAACTCTTTAGGGTTCCTTATGCCGATGCGGAAAAGGTTTTTGACAATGTGGCTCCGTTCTTCTTGACATCAGAGCATTTTAACAACTATGATGTCTCTCATATCCCCACTATCGAATGGATTAAACATCCTGCTCTCGGTAGCGAGTTTACAGAAGATGAGCTTAGACCTATTTCCACCAACAATGTTCCAGTCGCTCCCGGCGTTGTCGAGAACGATGGAAACTCTCCGCAGCGTGAACTTGAAAGACGTATGCAGGGTGGTGGCGAAGTAGTTAACTAACTGCTATATATACTAAGACCCAAAGGAAGGATTCCGATGAAGAAGGCTGTGTGGATCGCTACACTAGTTGTGGCTATGTTTGCTGCAACTGTGAATGCTCAGGACAACCAACTCTATCAACATCTGCAAGACGTTTCTGTTACCGTAAAGGCGGCAGGTGGGGAAGGCTCTGGCATTATCGTAACGCGAGAAGTCGAAGTCTCCCCAAACGTCAAGCAGAAGGTTAATTTTGTTTGGACGGCTGCTCATGTTGTTGATGGTCTTAGATCGGTTAGAGTTGTCATCAAAGATGGGAAGCCTCAAACAGTTGTTGAGTTCAAGGACGCTCAAATTGTTAAAGAATTGGTCGAGGATGGTCGCCGTGTTGGCGAGTTCAAGATGGAAGCCAAAGTAATTAAATACTCCGACGCTGAAAACGGAGAAGACTTGGCTCTCTTGATGGTTAGAAAGAAGGGTTTTATTGACAAGACCACTACTTTCTATAAAGACTCTGGTAAGCCAGTCGCTATTGGTACTGAGCTATATCATGTCGGCTCTTTACTAGGCCAAGTAGGCAGCAACTCGATGACGCGAGGAATTTGTTCTCAAGTTGGTAGAGTTCTTGATCTTGGCACTGGAGACGGGGTGGTCTTCGACCAAACCACAGTAACAGCATTTCCGGGGTCTAGCGGCGGTGGAGTATTCCTTAGCGAACGCAGCAAGGAAAAAGCCGGGCAGTATGTTGGCATGCTTGTTCGTGGAGCCGGAGAGACTTTTAATCTGATCGTTCCGGTAAGGCGAATGAGAGCCTATGCCAAGGCAGAGGGTGTTTTGTGGGCTATTGACACAGACGTTAAAGTCCCCTCTATTAAAGAGCTTGCGACCTTATCAGCAGAAGGGCCAAAGTCTAAGACTACGCCCGGCGCTAAGGCCACTAAAGACGCTGTAAAATTTCCAGTGCTTCCCCTAATTAGAGAAGATAATGACTCTAAGACCATCAGCGCTCCTCGTACTTAAAGTAGCGTGCGCGGCAGTCATACTCATTGTTCTAGATATTATTATAATTGACTACTATATGGCTCCTAAAAAAACCGAGCCTACTCCTGAAGTTCAAAACGTATCTATAACCAATCAAGACGTAGCCGCTCTTGCGGCGGGCCTACAGAACATGAACAGGCAAGCCGTTATGAGGGACACGATATTATTGCAACAGCTTCTAAATACTCAACATCAACTCGGTATGCATAATCAGAAAATCCCTATGTGTCCCGAATGCAACAATAGTGCTAATACGGGATATAGAATCACTAAGGATGGACCTCTCTGAAATGGATTTCGTATTACTTTTTTTATGGAGAATAGACGATGACTGAAAAACTATCACTATTAATCAAGTCTCGACGATTTTGGGTCGCTGTTGGCGGTGTCCTAGTGACGACCACTAACATTCTCGGTCTCGACCTAGATCCAGAGCAGGTTAGCAACATCGTGCTAATAGGCGGCGCTTGGATTGTTGGAGACAGTCTAAGGTCTGCGTAAGGAATATAAATGGGCATAAAAGCTAAAAGTAAGATTTTAGTTACGGGTGGAAAAGGATTTCTAGGTCGTGTTGTATGTAGAAAATTAAAAGCTTCTGGATACAGCAACGTAATAGACCTTCCGGGTTCTCGCGCGCCAATGTCTCTTGACCTTACTAGGTATGTAGATGTAGCGCATTTATTTAACTATCATAAGCCTAATATAGTAGTACATTTAGCTGCTAGGGTTGGTGGTATTGGAGCGAATAAAGAGAACCCCGGAAGGTTTTTTTACGACAACATGGCTATGGGTCTTAATCTCATAGAAGAAGCAAGAAAACATAACTGTGAAAAGTTTTTGCTAACTAGCACAGTTTGTTCTTACCCAAAATTCACTCCCGTCCCGTTTAAAGAATCTGATATATGGAATGGATATCCAGAAGAGACCAATGCGCCTTATGGGGTTGCCAAAAAAGCTCTTATGGAAATGCTTCAAGCCTATAGAAATCAATACGGAATGAATGGTGTTACATTAATACCAGTCAATATGTATGGCCCCGGAGACAATTTTGATCCCAACAGTAGCCATGTCATTCCAGCCCTAATTTTAAAATTCAAACAGGCAATCGCCAATAATGACAAAGAGGTCGTAGTCTGGGGTAGTGGCAAAGCCAGTAGAGAATTCCTGTATGTAGATGACTGTGCGGAAGCTATAGTCACGGCTGTGGAAAAATATAATGATCCATATCCAGTTAATATAGGAACCGGCAAAGAAATTACAATTGAGAAACTAGTTGGACTGATCGCTGAACTTGTTGGCTTTAATGGGTCTATAGTTTTTGACACGTCCAAACCAGATGGTCAGCCTAGAAGGTGTCTCGACACTCAGATGGCAGAATCCTATTTCGGCTTTGAGGCTTCTACAGATTTACACGACGGGCTGAAAAGGACTATAGAGTGGTTTGATGAAAGTAATTTGCTCAACAGTTATACGGGCTGCTGAACAAGGGTCTGTGCACGGAGGATTATATGTCATTGATATTAACAATGATGAAATCCTCAAGTATATTCCATACGCTGGAGATTTCGACAATGAGAATACTAGGGGTGGAGAGAGAGGGTTAAGAGGCATAGCTGTCTTAGAAGACAAAATAATAGTTGCTGATTCCAGCGGATTGTTAGAACTAGACAAACAAACATACGAAATAACTAACCAAAAACAAGATAAAGATTTTTTCAAATCTATACACGAAATCTGCTACTTCGATAATCATATATGGGTGACATCTACTGGGTATGATGCAATAGTCAAGCTTGACCTAGACCTCAACATCACTGAGTTTTGGGAAATCTTAGGAGAAAGCAAAGAAGACCACAAGGTATTCACAGGTAAAAGACAAATAGATCCTGAAGAAGCTGTGCCAGATGACAAATATCATATTAACTCAATTTCTTCCTTTTCTGGCAGACTGGTATTCTCTGCCCTGATTACTCACCTGTATGATTTTCACACCATGAAAGTCGCAGAATCCATGCCATCCATAAACGGAGTCAAAAGTTTTCAACACAACTTTTATGAATACAACGACTGCACCATGATTAACATGACCAGCTTAAAACATTTAGGAATTATTAAGAACGGACAATCAAGCTTCTTTCCCATTCCAGCTACTGATTATGCTAAATTTTCAGTAGATAAGATAGCAGAAAATAACTGGAATAGAGGCTTGACTAGAAACAAGGATTATGCTATAATAGGGTCTTCCCCTGCCCGTCTGCTCGTGTTTGACATAGAGAGGCAAGAATTTGTCAAGCAATTGCAAATAGAGGAAGACATTAAACACTGTGTTCACGGTTTAGAAATTTTAGAGGTGTGATCATGCTACGTAGAGAGTTTTTAAAGATCGGCGCTATGGCTGCTGCAACTATTCCATTCATTGGTACTGACACTTCGGAAGCCGCCGATGTTCAAATCTTTGTGCGTAACATCGAACATTCTATCGATACCCATAGACTTAACAAGTCTTCTCATTTATATATTAATCAGTTTTATCAACCCCGTCCAATGATTTGGGTGTGGACTCCGCATGGATGGACTATCCAAGCTCAGCCTGTTTATTACAGAAGCAATTTGAGTTTCCAAGGGCACTTACAGGGATACCGACAGTTGGTTCAACGCCGAGACAATATTAAACAAATTTCAATACATGACGCTGACTGTGTTTATATTCTAGAAGATGGAACTATTAAAATTTATGACAAAAGACAAAAGGCAGTTACATCATCTTCTAAAATTCCTAATTATGCTGCCGGTCTTGGGAGGATAGATGCACACTACAGAAGTAGAGCTAGGTAACTGGGACAAACCAGTAAATAGAATAGTAAATCACTTTGGATTTCAAGGTGGTAAAAAACAGGCTTTGTTAAAAGACATAGTCTTATTCAAAAAACTCGATGCCAAATACGGCTGCTTTGGTTTCAATGGAATCAAAAAGATTCTAGAAATCAATAAAAGTGATGTAAACACTTTGTCAATAGCTGCAAAAATTTTGGGCTTCAGAGGAGAGTACACAGTGTGTAAACCAGACAATGTAGCAAGATTACCCGAAGAAGAATTTGATATCTGTGTAATTAGAAATAATGGACACTCTAGTCTTATCAAGGATGTTAGAGCTAAATACTCTTTGAAGGCTTTCTAATGGGTAAAACGATACGCAAACAAACTAAAAAAGATAAGCGTCAACAGAAGCTGAAAAGACAGGCAAGGCAGAAAAGACGTGTCGCACAACCGGCCAAGCTGGGATGAGTATTTTATGGGTATGGCGTGTTATGCGTCCATACGTAGCCATGATTCACAAACCAAGGTGGGTTGTGTCATAGTCGGCAGCCCCAATGTGGTTGTTGGAATTGGATATAATGGATTCTGCTCGGGAGTCAAAGAAGACGATCTCCCCATCACAAGACCTGACAAGTATCCATTTATTGTACACGCGGAAGCCAACGCTATAAGCAATTTAGCGATTAAACAGATCGACTGGTACAAGGCTTATATAACACACCTGCCCTGTGCTAGTTGTGCAAAATTACTATGGCAAAGCGGCGTGATGGAGTGGTATGTACCAAAAGGAGCTAAGGCCCACGGAGAAACAGAGGAAGATAAAATCGTTTACGACCATCTTATAGATAACGGTCTAGAAATCACGTATCTTGACTCTGATAAAGTGTATAATATCTTAGATGGCCTCAAGAATAATTCATAATGGTCCACCTCTGTGGGCGAGAAAGAAAGTCATGCAAGAGCCACCAAAAGGCATAACGACCGACTGCAAAGTCGTAAGAGTTATTGATGGAGACACGGTAGATGTAGAAATAACGAGAACAGTTCGTGTTAGATTGATTGACTGCTGGGCGCCAGAAACTCGCACGTTAGATCCGGTAGAAAAAACCAAGGGATATGAATCTAAAAAACACCTTCACAATTTGTTGAAACAGGTTTTTTACAATGATCTTGCGGCTAGAAAACAAAAAAAGATTACTCTCTTCATCCCAGCAGACGAGCAAGGAGAGCTTAAAGACAATTTTACTTTCAGCAGGGTTTTAGGAAGGCTATTTGTAAGCGGGGAAGACGTGTCGGAACTTATGGTAAAGGCTGGAAAGGCCACTAAGAACAAATGAATCTTAGAGGAAATAAGAGAGATAAACCATTTACGCTTAAATTGGCTAACGGAAAAGAAAAATCTTTCCAAGACGGCGACGCCATGCATGCTTGGTATATGAAAAACAGAGACAATCAGTACAAAACTAAAAAAAATAAAAGGCCCCGCAGGGACTCCAAAAATAAACAGTAGGAACAATGTCTGTAAAAGAACTAGAGAGTTATACGTTTGTTTCTAAATATGCAAGATGGATACCAGAAAAAAAAAGAAGGGAAACTTGGAAAGAGTCGGTTGATCGTGTCAAACAAATGATGCTCGGTCAGTATCCTGAAGCTAAAAAGGATATTGAGTGGGCTTATGATATGATGCACACCAAAAGGGTGTTAGGCTCTCAACGTGCACTACAATTTGGCGGCTCGCCAATTGTAAAACATAATGCTAGGGTTTATAACTGTATAGCATCCTTTATAGACCGCCCAAGGTTCTTTCAGGAGTGCATGTATCTTCTCTTGTGCGGCTGCGGCACTGGATTCTCTGTTCAGAAGCACCATGTAGAAAAGCTACCCAAGCTGGTCCATAAGAAAGAAGGCAGCAAGAAATTCACCATTCCAGATACAATAGAGGGATGGTCTGATGCTGTTGGTGTTTTAGTCAGCAGCTATTTTGAAAAATGTGATCTGTTTTCAGAGTATGAAGGAAAAAATGTAACCTTTGATTACTCCGAGATCAGACCAGCCGGATCATATCTAAGCTCAAGCTCTGGCAAGGCTCCCGGCGCAGAACCTCTGAAAAAAGCCCTAACGAATATTAAGAAAGTTTTAGACAAGGCGTTAAAGGATGCTCTATTTTCAAATAGAAAGCTGAGACCTATAGATGTCTACGATGTTGTTATGCATGCTGCTGACGCTGTTATATCTGGCGGTGTACGCAGAAGTGCTACGATTTGTCTTTTTTCGCCAGACGATGAAGAGATGGCATTGGCAAAGACTGGTAATTGGTTTCACGATAATCCTCAACGTGGCCGGTCTAATAATTCTGCTCTTTTACTACGGGGTTCAACGACTCCTGAACAATTTTCTGAATTGATGCAATCGGTCAAGGAGTTTGGAGAACCGGGGTTTGTATGGTCGGATTCCACAGAGTTCGTAGTTAACCCCTGCGTTGAAATTGGACTATATCCTGTTGATGATGAGAGCGGTGAAACAGGATGGCAAGCGTGCAATCTAAGCACAATCAATTGCGCTAAAATTAAAACCAAAGACGAGTTCTTAGAATCTTGTAGAGCGGCCTCCATTATTGGAACTTTGCAGGCTGGCTTTACGTCCATGCCATATCTGGGGGAAACCACAGAGAAGATTCTTCGACGCGAGGCTTTGCTGGGCGTTTCTATGACAGGCATCATGGAGCGTCACGATATTTGTCTTGATCCCGATGTACAAAAAGAGGGAGCGAGAGAAGTAAAGAGAACCAATAAGAATATAGCTAAAAAGATTGGTATCAACCAAGCTGCCAGAGCCACCTGTGTCAAGCCAGAAGGTACTGCTTCTTGTATTCTTGGAACTAGCTCAGGTATTCATCCGCATCACGCTAAGAGATATATCCGGCGTGTACAGGCCAATAAGATGGAAGACATCTACCAACATTTTAAGAAGACGAATCCGCGAGCCTGTGAAGAGTCTGTGTGGTCTGCAAATGACAGCGACGATGTTGTATCGTTTTGTATAGAAGTTCCCGATGGGTCCAAACTCAAGAATCAAGTTGGGGCTACTGGCCTTCTGGATTATGTAAAAAGTACTCAACAAAATTGGGTAATGATAGGTAGAACCGATAGCCTTTGTGCACAACCTTATTTACAGCACAACGTGTCTAATACCATTAATGTTAAGCCAGAAGAATGGGATGTGGTAGAAAAGTTTATTTATAAGAATAGAAAGTATTTCTGTGGGGTTTCCCTTCTTCCCCTTAGCGGAGATAAGGACTATCCTCAAGCTCCCTTTACAACTGTGTATCTCCCTAGCGAGATGGTGTCTCATTATGGAGATGGCGCAATGTTTGTAAGTGGCCTTATTGAAGTGGCGCTTAATTTATGGGAAGACAACCTTTGGACCGCTTGCGATTCGCTGTTAGGCTTTGGACAGAAAGTAAAAGGCAACGGTAAGAAGACTTGGGCAGACAGATGTCAAAGGTTTGCCGATAAATATATGGATGGAGACATCAAGAAGCTAACCTACTGTATGAAAGATGTGTACAATTGGAAAGAGTGGGTTGATATTAAAAGATCTTATTCTGCTGTTGATTATACCGAGTGCATAGAGGAGCAAGATAATACTACCCCAGAGCAAGAACTAGCTTGCGCAGGAGGCGTTTGTGAAATTATTTAATTGGACAACAGGAGGAAACGAAATGGGAGGTAACCCGGAGATCGGATCAATACGAGTTAAAAAAGTAAACTCTAACGCTAAACTTCCGTCGAAAGCCCATGACACAGACGCTGGATTTGATCTTTATGCTGAAAAGTATAGTTCAATTCCAGTTGGCGAAACCAGATTGATTGGAACTGGAATAGCCATGGCTATTCCAAGGGGGCATGCTGGCCTTATATGGGACAGGTCTTCCATGGGAGTAAAGGGTTTGCACAGGTTTGCTGGCGTAATAGATTCTGACTATAGAGGCGAAATTAAAGTGTGTATACATAACGCCTCTCAAGAAAGTTATACTATAAGTGAAGGAGACAAGATAGCTCAGCTTATTATACAAGAGGTGCCATCTTTCTTCTTAAGAGAAGTGGATTCATTGGAGGACACTGAGCGTGGTGGCAAAGGTTTTGGTAGTTCCGGTATATAGAAAAAATACTTATGAAAAGAGGCCCGAAAAGAACCCTTAAACCAAAAACTCCTAATCAAGCTGAATACATTAGAACAATAGCAGAAAATGACATTACGTTTTGCGAAGGTCCAGCAGGGTCTGGCAAAACTAGCGTAGCTGTTGGGCTGGCTTGTCAATATTTAAAAGAAGGCAGGGTACATAAAATAATAATAACTAGACCTGTTGTTGAGTCTGGAAGAACAGGTCTGGGATTTTTGCCGGGAAGTTTCAAAGAAAAGATACACCCGTATCTGATACCTATTCTAGAAGAAATGAAATTATATCTGACACAAGCGCAGATAAAAAAGTTTCTTGATGACGACACGATAGAAGTTGTTCCTCTGGAGTACATGAGGGGTAGAAACTTTCACAACTGCTTTATGATCTTGGATGAAGCCCAAAATACAACGTATGAACAAATTAAAATGTTCATCACCCGCATAGGCAGAAAATCCAAGGCGGTCGTCAACGGAGATATAGACCAAAGCGACTTACCTCCAAATGCTAGAGGAGCACTGGAGCGATGTTTGGACAGGTTGGAAGACACAAACTTAGTGGGAATTGTAGAGTTAACAGAAGATGATATTGTTAGAAATAGAATTATATCTGCAATATTATCTAAGTTATAAGCCCTTGTAGCTCAACAGGACAGAGCAACGGTCTTCTAAACCGTAGGTTGCAGGTTCGAGTCCTGCCGAGGGTACGTGCATCCACGTCGATTGGACGGTATAACATAAAAGGAGGGATACAATGGCCGATTCACTTAAGACACTAATAGTGGACTGTGATGGTGTAATAGCGGATAAAAACCACGGTGGAGACTATAGCAAGGCTGGTCCTTTACAACACGGCATAGATCAAGTCAATAAGCTATATGACATGGGTTTTGTTATTACGTTATATACCGCTAGGTATGGAGACAGAGAGAAGGGAAACATCCATCGTCAATATGGACGCGGATATAGGGAGTGGACAGACTGGCTGGAGGACCACGGCGTTAAATATCATCACGCCTACATGGGCAAACCCGCTGGCGTCATCTATATAGACGACAAAGCCGCTAGGGTTCGTTCAGACGACGAATCTGGCTGGTCAGACGTTTGGGAAGAAGTGTCTAATCTAGAAGGTAAAGACAGATATGGCAATCCAATACAATCATGAAAACTTTCACGAGGCTGTTTAACAAATACGCCTACACAGCAGCATACGCCCAACTGTGGCTTTTTATTGGGGTTGCTTCTGCTGTTGATATATACACGTCTATAAAGACACAAGAATATTTGTTAGAGCTTGAGCTTAATCCAGTGGGCAGATGGCTCATACGAGAAGACGGTGGGGATATAGCCTTGTTTATGGGGGTGAAGACTGTTGGGACGACGCTTGCTCTTGGAATCCTTGTTATATTATATCACTGGAAAAAACTCTGGGCTTGGGCTTCCATTATTGGGGTGGCACTCATGCAAATCTTTGTTTTATGGAGTCTGCAACGATGAAGTTATTTGGCTTAGAGCTAGGATCTTTATCCGAAAAAATATTTTCACCTTTGAACAAAGAGTATAGCTTAACGACTGAAGATGGCAAACCATTTCGACTAATGAAACAAGAACAATATTACGAAATTATTACACTGTCTAAAAAAGCTCCTATGATAAGTGGCAATATCGTGGAGCATCTGTGCGAGCAACTAATAAATATAAGACTCCTGTCTTTACAACTAGTAGACTCACAAAAAAAGAACAATTCTAGAGCGACTAAGACTATCATTGAAGATCTGGAAAAGATTGTCTAATGCCAACATATGAATATAAGTGTTCCTCTTGTGGGCATGGTTTTGAAATAGTTCAATCGATGAAAGACAGAGCAAAAAGAAAATGCCCAAAGTGTGAGAAAAATAAACTGGCTCGTGTTTTTGGAACTCCGTTTATTTTTACGAAAGGAGAGCCTCAAACAATTGGACACTGGGCTGAAAGAAACACAGCACAGATGGGAAGATACGAACTGGGAGACAAAAAGGGAGCACAGGAGGAGGCCAAGAAGAAAGCCGCTGGAAGTACACCGAAGGGGGCTACAAAAAAAGAAATCAGAAAAATGACGCCCGAACAAAAAAAGAGATACATAGAAAAAGGAACTAAATAATGGCTGGAGATGCGCCATATAAAGCCATTGTAACAATGGATATAGCTATTCACGAAGTTCTCAAAACGGGAGAATGCGCCGGAGACAAAATGTCTTTGGAGGAAATGAGTAGATATGGAATTAAATCCGAAAAAGTTCCTGTGGTTGTTAAGGGTAATAATAAATACGAGTGCGTAAAAAATTTAATCAATAAAATCAAAGAATTTCACGACGGACAATAATCATGGTAGATTTTTTTCATAAAGAGCCTGAAGAAGCTAAACCTCCGGTGGAGGTAAAATCCATCCAGCTAGATTGTTCTAGTTGTGGCAAGGCCCTAGTTAAAGT